ATGGCGATTTTGCCAACACAGCCGGTACAGGTGACACGTTATCGGTAGCTATCCCTGGCGCTAAGTTTGTTTCTGGCGGAAACGCTGGCGAACTGGTTAAAGCATCATTTGTGATTGGAGGTTGATAATTATATGTATATGGTAACCGTAAACGATTCGGCCACTGGCCAGAGTTACACGTACGATGCTAGTAAACCCATATCCACATCTGATGATGGGTTGGCATTTTATCAGTCGCAGCTCGCGGTTGTAGAGAGCAAAATTTATGAGACGAAGTATCGCAATATTGTATATGAAGCTCTGATCCCAATAGATGCAAGCATGCCCGAGTATGTGGATAGCGTTGAGACAATCTATTATGACGCTGTCACGATGGGCAAATTTATTGGCGCTAACGCCAAAGATTTGCCAGAAAGTACTATCAGCGCTGGTAAATTTTCCACGCCCGTTTTTTATGGGGGGAATAGCTACTCATACAGTCTAGATGAATTGCGCAAGTCTCAACAATTACGTATGCCCTTAGATGCGACCAAAGGCAGGATGTCGTACCGAGGATTCCAAGAACACGCCCAGCGTGTGGCATTTTTTGGCGATGCTGATCGTGGCATTACTGGACTATTTAACAACGCAAATGTGTCCTTGGATAATGCATCCGTAGATTGGGGCGCTGCATCGGGAGACGAATTGCAAGCTATGATCAATGGCGTACTGATCAATGTCTGGGAAGACAGCGCCGAAGTACATGTGCCTAACACCTTGTTGTTGCCATCCGATTTATTCGCGCATATTAGTAGCAAAAAAATGGATAGCGGGACAGACACAACCGTCTTGCAATATATCAAGATGAACAATCTGTACAAAGAATTGACCGGTGGGGAGCTTAACATTGTCCCTAAGTCTGAGTTAAAAACCGCTGGTACCACTGCCGGTTATCCTGGTCGTATTATGGCGTATGAGCTTAACGAGGACAATCTGTACATGCCTATGCCCATGATGTGGCGCAGTCTACCACCACAACCAGAAGGCCTAGCGGTAGTGATACCAGCCGAATATAAATTTGGCGGTGTCGCATTTCGGTATCCTGGAGCAGCAGCATATAGGGACGTTAACAGAGCATGATGATACGTAATAATGCAGCGCGATTGATTACTGTTAATCACGCCAAAGGCAAGTATAGATTTTTACCTAACGGCCCAGCGGTAGACGTCCCACAAGACGTCGCCAATAGCCCATTTGCAAAAGGATTAATTGATATTGGATCGTTAGTCGTAACACAGGCGGACCCGATTGAATTTAATCCTTTGGACGCCATGACTGTTGACCAATTACGCAATATGGCCGAGTCATTAGGTATTGAGAAAACAGCTAACATGACTCGCAAAAAGCTAATAGAAGAGATCGAAAAGGTGCAATAACATCTATATGTAGTATCATAAGGGGGCCAAGTGCTCCCTTTTTTTATGCCTATCGGAGGCGCAAATGAACGTTACATTACCACCCAGGACCCCTGTCAACCTGTATGCATCCACAGGTATCACAGTCGGCACACAAATATCAACCCTCAATCTAACACCTTCGGACGTGCGGCTATACTGGACCCTTGGTGCACCTAATGCCAGTGACGATCATGTCGTATTACTATATGGCCGAGGTATGGGTGTCAATGATACAGGTGATCCAGGGGCTTGGGCAATGAGTGTGGCGGGTTCGGAAATTGACGTTAAGGTGGTGGTCTAATGGGTTGGGTTATTGGTTTTCCGGGGGCGGGTGGTGTAATTGGTGGCGGTACCCCAATAGATGGGCTAGACGCCATACCAGAGCACCATCTATTGGCCAAGGGTGGCACACCCACAACCGTTAAGGACTTTGGTGTGTCATCGTCAAGTACAGGTCTCATAAGCGGCGGTGCACTGAGCGCGGGTGGTGTCGCTAATACGATCAACGTAGCAGCGGGTACTGGTCATATATACAACTTCACTGACGCCACTGCTCCAACATACATCGAGGTGACCTGGACTGCTTTTAGTGATGTGGCTTTGGCCAACTTGGCCACTGAAAACTCAACGTATTTGGCCATTGATAGTGCTGGAGATTTGCAACAATTTACGCCCACACAACAAGCCAATATGGAGCGTGATTACATAGTGCTTGGAGTGGTGACACACATCACGGGCGCGGTTGAGCAAATCGCCAATAAATCAATCAAATCCATTGAGCCATATAGCCAGTTACTAGATTTGCTGAGCGTACTCGGGGTTGTTAGAGGACCTGGGTTGGACATTGGCCTTAATGCTAATATGACGTTTAGCAAGTCGTCTGGTCAAATACTGTTGGCGGGTGGTGGTAATATAACCAATTACCGTAAACCTAATGTCCGGGAGATACCACCAGAATCACCACAATCATTTGCTCGGGTGTTAGCTTTAACTGACACAATTGAGGTAGCGTCAACGGATCAGGTTAGGGCTAATATTTATGACGATGGTACGGCTCAGGGAGGTATATTGGCCCCAGGTGCTGCTCAAATATTATACGTGTATCAGTTCGCAATTGACGATAAGGTCACTATAACATATGGCCAAACAGCTTACGCCAACGGTCTGACAGAGGCCATCAGTAGTGCAGATGTGGACGCCAGTAATCATCAATTACCACCTGGATTTTTAACCAATGCATTGCTCCTATTTAGGCTCATTGTGATCGGCTCCGCTACCAATCTGTCCGATCCTGCTCAAGCTGTCTACTTAACTGGTCCAAAATTTGGCGCAGAGTTGGCCGGTGGTGTAGGTGGTTCTGGATCAGGTGGTGACTTTTTTGGCCCATCCTCATCCGCAACTAATGAGATTGTGACGTTTGCGGATACAACGGGCAAGATAGGTTCTAACAGCGCCGACATATCTGCTATTGATGGCGTTATGGTGCGAGCAACCGCCGGGCAAGATCTGAATCTGCAAAACAGTGGAACAGGTAGCGTGGTAGTTGGCGTGTCACAAAATAACGCAACAGTGTCTAGTAGCGACATAACCCTACGCTGTAACAACGCTATTACCATACGACCAAATAACAACGCATCAACAGCCACCGGTATTTATATTAGGGACGAAACTGACACACCGCGATCCGCTATCGGATGGCAGAGAGCAAACAATTCCGTCGCGTTGCTCAATGGACCAAGCTTTGCGGCTGGTCTAGGTATCCATGTGTACAACGATGGTCGTGTATCCATGGGACAGAGTACGGTCAACGACACAAATTTCAGCGTCATCATGTCCGGATCTCAACCGATTGGACTGCCTGATATCGGTGATATTGGAGAGGCCTCATTAATTGGTGTTGCACGACAGCTACATTTTAATAGTGACTCTAATCGACTTAGATACTGGGACGGAACAGCCTATAAATCCGTGGCTAACCTTGACGACGCGTCAGGTGGTGGTTTTGTGCCAGGGACTCAGGATCTTGATCAGTTGGGATACGCTTACAAGGCCTATCATCCATTGTTTGGTAACACACGCAGGTTTGTAATCTTACCTGAAAGTCGCGGGCTCCCACTAGGTACTCCTAACGGCGAAGAGTTGATAGGGCTTGAAATAAGACCGAGTGAAACAGACGGTTCGTGCTCAATGTCCATGGGATGGCAGCCAGGATACGGTGGTGCCATCCAGGTGCAGGGAGCACATTTATATTTTCGCAACCTTTCATCAGGATCGGGTGGCACACCTAGAGTTATCCACCAGAACGTATTATCTAGCAGTAATATAACGGGTAACAGTGTTTGGGTCGACGCTGAAATATTTGTGGATGAGTTTTGGCCAAATTGTAAAACTCAAGCCGAGGAAGTTAGCACAGAGAGGCTTAAGGTAAATATTAGAAAACTTAAGGACCATCATATTAGTTCATTGGATATTGTGAAAAAAATAGAACCAATATTGTATGACGGTACAGTAGAATACGAAGAAGTTCGTAGAGATTTGCCCGATTGGAGAATTGAAGAGATAGCGGAGGGCGATGAACCAAAAGCTAGTGAGAAAACCAAACGCATTATCGTCACAGATCGAGATCGTAAGCCAGAAAACCGTGGTAAGTATTGGGATATAGTAGGTTTTAGTGCGGAAAATATAGCTGATGTTATCCCAGAGCTTTCGCTCAGAGACTCTGACGGTCGTGTTAATAACATAAATCAAAAGGGCATTGTTGCCCTATTAGTAGAAGCGGTTAAACAATTGTCCGAAGAAATTGAGGAACTGAAAAAGCGGGTATGACCCGCTTCAACAGCACTTTTTGCAGCAATTAAATGTAGGTCTTACAATACGTTGGACCTGCCTAGGGAGCACCGGGGCTGGCCTGTGTGCTCTAAACTTATTGGCTAACAATAAGCAACAACAATCAACTTTTTTGCACCCACACATGATTACCTCACATAGCCATTAAATACTCGGAAAATTCGTGCTTCATTTTTTCCCGAAAATCCCTATACCTGCGCTCCAATGACTTACGCTCATGCTCAAGTTGTTGGTGCTCTGATTTATAACGTTGACCATGCGGGGTCATTAAAAACATATGCTCAAGTTTTTCATAAGCTTTGTGTTTTAAATCGTCGTCATGGCGTTCCATTTCATCATAGTGATTCATGATTTTGCCCCTTTTTGGAATTCCGCAAATTCTGAGTTCAATAATTCCAAACATTCTCTGCCTTTTTCCGACCTAAAAAAATCAGCCCAACCATTAGCTTGAGCCATTAATTCGGGCGGTATCGCGGCAGCAGGATTATTATTAACCTGCTGCTGAGCGTGTGATGCTCTTTGTGCATATGCTCTTTGATCATATTGCCGCTTAAGTTCCGCGATTTTATTGGCATAATTATGCATAATGGTTGGACTCCTATTAATTAAGCAAACGCGCCAGGTGCTGGAGCAGGTGCATCATGCGGGGGAGGGCATGGGTGCAACAATTTGTTAATTGCAAGTAACATCTCAGCGTTGCTGGCTTTTTGTTGAGTTTCAAGCAATTTTTCCTGCAAGCATTGGAATTTCTGGCTTTCAATTGCCGACAAAATAGTGTTGGTTTGTTGGCTATTTTCAAGCTTTAGTTGAGAGATAGACGCATCGGTTTGACGGAATTCACCGCACAGGAATTGAACCAGGTTGGCAAACCCGTCGCGGAATGAATTTTCGTTAGCGTTAATGGCCGTTAAGATAGCGCCCTCGCCACGAAGTACATTGCCTTCCACGGATTGATTGCTGTTAAGGATGTTGTTGGTAGCTTCGAATAGCTGTTGACACGTAGCCGCGCCACAGCCATCACCACCACGATCACCACCACGACCACGGAAAAAACCGCCGTCCCCACCAATTAATAGACCAAGTAGCAATGGCATGAAGCCACCATAACCGCCACCAAATCCACCATTGATGCCAAGGCTGTCGATATTAGGACTATAAGTACTCATAGGTGTACACCTGTGTAGTCTTAGGCGTTATTGCCACACGTATGTTAACCTATTTGCTCAGCTGAGTTATTTTTGTGTCACAGATATGGTATAATGTATGCCTAGAGATAAGATCAAAGACGACCGATACAAGCGAGAGCATTTAACGCTTAGGCTACCGGCTTATGTGCTCGATTGGATTAATCGCCAAGATGATTCCGCAGGGAGATTGATCGAGGTGGCTGTCATAGCTCACTACGGCATAAGGTTAGACAATGAACGTAACACCTGAAATAATCGCAGCGTTTAGGCGCAATTATCCTATTTTCTCGGACCTTAACGATTATCCGGACGATATTGTTACGTTAGCATTATGTGATGGTGATGTCGAGACGGGTGGATCTGGTTGGGGCGTGTATGTGGATACATGTGGCAATTATAAGCAACGAGGTATGTTTCTCTACGCGGCACACTGGTTAACAACCACGTATCCCAATGGTGCCAGCAATATGTCCAGTACACCAAGGCAGATCGTCAGTAGCAAATCAGTCGGGGACGAATCCATTAGTTATGACACAACTATGTACAGCGGTGATAACGCGTGGCTCATGGGGACGTCCTTTGGCCAACAATGGATACGTCTGAGTAAGCGTTCAGGTATGGGTGGACGTATAGCGTGATAAAGACAGACGTTAAAGGCTTGCAAAAAGCCATGTATAAACTATCAAGGCATATAGATAAAGCCATCCCGGACGGATATGTGGTGGTGGGTATACATGCGGATGCTGATGCACCCACGGGTGATGCTGATATATCCACGGGTGATGCTGGTATCAACAATGCCACATTAGGGGCTACCTTACACTTCGGGAGCCGCGATGGCCACATACCTGCACGGCCTTGGTTAGACGTTGGCGTTAACGAGTCGTCCGAGTTATATATTGACACAATAGCAGACGGTATCGAGTCAGGTACTGCATCCATGACCGTCCTAAACCAGGTTGGTGTACTTGCAGTTGGTAGCGTGCAATCCTACATGACTAATCTAAGCGATCCACCTAATGCACCCTCCACTATAGCGGCTAAAGGATCGGCCAACCCACTAATCGACACGGGGGAATTGAGGCAATCTGTCACATACACAATAACCAAAACCAAACCGAAAGAGGGTCTAATATGAGCCTTGATATGCTCGGTCATATTGATGATGTGTTTCGCTCGGTACAAACAGCCCAGCGATCGTCTGTAACCGGATCATATGTTGACGGTAAATGGGTAACAGCCCCGTCGGTTATATCCAATCATAGAGTAACCCTGCAACCGGTTACACTTAGGGAATTGGATAATATTAATTTTGGCGGTGAGCGCATAAATGACACACGCAAAGTCTATGTTAACGATGGTGATTTATTTTCCATCGCGCCATCCGATACTTGGGAATTTAGCGGGATTGATGGAACATTTAAAACCATCGGCATAGATAATCGAGCGAGCCGAAATTATTGCAAATTAATCGTGGTGAAAAACGATGACTAACGATCAAATTTTTGACGTAATGCGGGAAATAATTATCTTGGTAACTGGTGTGCCTGAGTGCATATTAGATAACCAAAATGCACCCTCTCCTAGCGGTGAATACTGTGCTGTGCAACCCAAACAATCAGTGACTCAACGTGGTCAAGCTAATATAGAGTATGCCAGTGCACCCGGCAGTATTGATATGACTCAGACAATAAAGAGTCAGATGGTTGCTGTTTGCAGTATTAATTTTTATCGCGGTGCAGCCTTGGATTACGCAACACTGTTAGCCCAGGCCAATAAGCGATCCGATGTTAGCCAAATACTCTATCGTGCCGGCCTAGGTTGGTTAGAGGTAGTGTCTATCAATAATCTAACAGCGTTGCAATCAGAGAAATGGGAGCCTCGCGCTCAAATAAGCATTAGGCTCGGCTATGAGATTGAACAGACGGTGACTATAAACACCATTGAACGTATCCCGTACAGCGCCGAAAACGATGACGGTGACGTCTTATCGACCGGCGATATAACAACCCCAGACGCGCCTTGAGGTAACCCATGGCCTATAATGTAGATAATATCATACAACTCAATGTCAGGATAAGTCCGCAAGGCTTGGGCTTTGCCAACTTCGCCAGCGCATTAATGTTTGCTCCGGAGACTGAGTTACCTGCTGGATTTTTGCCAGACACGTATCGAGAGTACGCAACAATGTCAGACTTGGCTCTGGATTTTGCACCAGGCACAGAGACATATCAGGCCATGAATCGATGGCTCGGAGGCACCCCGTCCATCAGTAGCGTCAAGGTGTGGGGTGCAGCCACAGCCGACGCAGATTGGACCACGACCCTAAATAAAGCACGTAACTCATTATGGTGGTTCTGGTCATTTTTCACAGCTGACGTATACGCTGCGTCAACCGATGTGATCGACATTGCCGAATGGCACAACACTAATGAGTCCTATTTTCAAAATTGCCAAACAGGCACATCTGCGGGTCAAATTCGAGACCCAAACAACACAACAGATATAGCAACTGTATTAACCACTAATGGGTATAGATTTGCGTCAACGTTCTCGCACGCGACCGACCCATACGCTGGTATTTCGGTATGCAAATGGTTAGCTAAAGTTAATTACAGTGCAGTCAACTCAACTATCACGGCTGAATATAAAAAACTTTCAGGTGTTGCGGCTGAAAGTCTGACCCAAAGCGAATATGGAGCGATGGAACAGGCTACCAAAAAATGTCAGTTTTATACGGTGGCAGAATTGAAAGGTAGCGTTGACGCCGGGCGAGTTATGAACACCTGGACACACTCAACTTACGGTGAGTATATGGACGATGTTGTCAACTTGTCCGCGTTCACCAATTCACTTCAAGTAACACTCTACAACACCATAGCCAATTCAACCACCAAAGTTGGGCAAGATCCTGTTGGCCAATCACTGTTAATTGGATCAGCTAAATCGGTGTGTGAGCAATTTATCTCTAACGGTTATTTGGGACCAAGAAATTATACAGACCCAGATGACGGCATTGATAAATATACAATTGGCTATGAAATATTAACCAAACCCGAAGATATTTTATCCATCAGCGACGTCGATCGTGATAATAGGTTATCTGCACCATTACGTATTCGTATATTCAGGAAAGGTGCTATTCATAAAGCAATCGTTGACATCGACGTCTATTAATTTTTTTAGGAGCTTAATGTATGTCCGTTAATAATATGTCAGCTGACTTATTAGTTATAACAATTAATGGTCGGGTAATTAATGACTGGGGCGAAACCGATCCTCCGTACAACGAAGCACCCATTGATGTTAGGTCAACGCTACGCAGAGGGCAAGGTGGCAATGCTGTACGATTGGATCGCATTAACCCAGGTAGGCAAATAACCATCAATCTCAATCCAGGCGGTGCCGATGCTGCTTATGTACAGGGATTGATGAATTCAAACGCAACAATAACTTTGTCAAAAACTCAAATCGGAACACTCGAAGCTGCTATTGGTACCGAGGGAGTTATCACCAATGATGGTCCTACGGGTCGCGGCGGCGGTGCAACAATAACTGACGACCAATTTATCATTGAATTTAACACGTGGTCGGGAACTAAAGGAGGTTAATAATGAGTAAAGTACACAGTATTAAAATTGGAAAAGACACTTACAATCTGGCCGAAGCATCGGCCGTCCAACAAAAAACATTGTTGAGTTTAATCGGGTCTAAGGCGGCTATGTTCAGCGCTAGCTCCGAAGTAGATTCTATCAATACGGATTTCGTTAAAGGTATGCTGTTGAGCTTACCCGAAGAAACGTTTGATCAAATATCTGACATTGTACTTTACAAATGCGTTAAAAGTGGTGGCAAGGATTTAATCACAATCGATAATTTCCAAAGTGGGATGAATGCATATTTGGAACTTGTTGCTATGGGGGTTACCAAAAATTTGGCTGATTTTTTTACTTATTTGGACGGCGTAAATCGAGAGGCGCGTCAGAAAGCATAAAGGACGATGTTGATTGGTTTTTATGGCTACCTTGCACAGGGTTGGAGGGTGTATGCCCACCCTTGTGCCAATGGCATCAACTCAACGACGGTACATATAATTTAGCTGATGTTATGCGATTTCACAGTGTTATGGAGGCTAAGCTTAGGATGAAAAGGGCGGTCATAAATGGCTAACGTATTAACTAATTTTTTGGTTGGTGTCGGCCTTGATTTTGATAAAAAAAGCGCGTCAAGCGTTACGGCAGCATTTGATGGAATTAAATCAAAAGCCTTACAGTTAGGTGCAGTCGTCGCTGGTGCATTTGGTGCCAAACAATTAACACTAAATTTTGCTGCGGTTAATGATCAGCTTGGCAAATTTTCCACCACTTTTGGCGTACTCCCGGATGACGTGACAGCATTCGGGCGTGCCTTGAGCCATGAGGGTGGCACCCTTAATTCGTTCATGTCCCAGCTGGAAAACATAGAACGTATGCGGGCTGGGTTGATACAAGGGGATGCTGGATTTATCGCAGCTGCGGGTAGCGCCGGTATTGACACAACGGATTTAATTGCTGCAAAAGACGCGACTGAAGCCTATCTATCGTTGGCTAATCAATTTCAACGCATGAGCTTACAGCAGCGTCTAAATGCAGCAGAGGCGCTTGGATTGGACGAGGCCAGTATAAGATTGTTGTCCAAGGGTAGAGCCGCGATCATGGAAATAGTCGACGCTGAGCGAGCTATGCGACCACTGACTCAAGAAATGACCAAGGAAAGCGCCAGGTTTAACGACGAATTGCAAGACCTTGGCACAACCATAGGTGGAGTGGCTGACAAAATATCCATAAAAGTTTTGCCCGTGTTGAGCGACATGCTAAAGGGTATGCGTGATTTGGTATCGGTTACGGATGACGTTGTCAGCTCTGGTATAGATGATCTATTTGGGGATACCCCCGAAGCTCCAGCCAAAGAGGTTAGCAATATTGTAGCGGGTACATCTGGCAAGTCTAAATTGATTGCTGGACGTCATGGTATGGGTACAACGCCAGTGCCTGGGATAAGTTTTGCCCCATTGGATTTTATCAGAGAGCATACCATAGGCGGGACAGATGCAGAGGCTGACTTGGGTCGTATTTTCGCCTATTTATTGTCGGCTGTTGGTAGTAGCACGGCTAAAGAGGCGTTGGAGAGCGAAGCTAGAGTTGGTGGTGTAACGGCTTTCGGTCGAAGTTATTACCAAGGATTAAATAAGCCAGAACAAATAGTAAATAATATTGTGCTTGATGGCCAAGTTATTGAGCGCAAAGTGATCGAAATAAACGAAAGAAATAATAGGCAAGTGATCGAAGATATGACTGACATGGTGGAGCGTTAATGTCTATTGTAACTATTTTTACAAAAAAATCACCGACAATTGCTGGTTTTGAATTTGACGCGGTACTGGAAGACACATTGTCACTGGAAACGCGATACACCGAATACCCCATCGAGTCTGGTGCGATAGCATCGGATTATGGTATAATATCACCCTTCAGGTGGCGTTTAATTGGAGCAGTTTCAAACAATCCGTTAAGACCAACTATAACAGATTTTACCGGAGCCTTGACCAATTTAGCAAGTGATTCTGGAGCGGTTGGTGCGGTTGGTGGTTTTTCGGCGGGTTTATTGTCAGGATCAAACGACACACGTGCAAGCGAGACTTTGCAATTTTTGATATCGCTACAAGCAAAGCGCGAACCATTTGATATCGACGCCGGTGATATTGAGTTGAGCAACATGGTTATTACACGCTTAACTCGCACCAAAGATATCGGTAACGAGGGTGGATTAATTTTTGAGGCGGAGTTACAGGAATTGCCGCTGCTTGAGACGCTAACCAGCTCTACACAACCTAAGCAGAGTCAATTGCGCGCTGGTGATCCATCGGCATCTCAGGCAGCGGCTACAGTAGATAGGGGCGAGGTTTCACTTGGTTCAGTTGATGGGCCCACTCAATCGTTGGTTTCACAGGTAGCTTAGTATATGCAAGACATACCACTTAAAAATGGAGCATCCAATGCTCATCAACGATTCTCGGCCCAAATTGGTTCTGATTTTTTGGATTTTGAAATTAATTACATGCAAAGCGGCCAGTGGGCGATGAACATATACAAGGGCGAACAACCATTGGCCATGTGTGCGATGCTTGAACCAAATGCCGATGTTATTGCCCAGTATAGATTGGGTATTGGCAAGATGGTTTTTACTGGAGAATTAACCACACTGGATAATCTAGGTGTCAATAATAAATTGACATGGGTACCACCCAATGACTGATCTGTATGGACGTCGATTTGAATTATTAATTAATGACCAAACATTTATCGCTGAGTCTGGCGGTAGACTGTTTAAGTTGACGTTCGAGGTATTGGTTGATTTTGGTGGATATAATTCTTACGCCGACATCCAATTGTATAATTTGAGCAATGACTCTGTATCTAAGGTGTTGAGTAGAGATGCAACCATTACACTGAGAGCTGGTTACGCTGACAACATTGACAAATTGTTCGTCGGAAAAATTAAGAACGTAATGAAAGAGCGCAGAGGTCCGGACATAGTGACACGCATCATAGCTAGAAGCGGCTCTGAAACATCAACGGTCGTAAACAAGTCATTGGGTGTTAATACATCCGTCATACAATGTATACGCGAATGCACAGAAGCCATGGGTTATCCACTGACCATTAATGATGCAGATTTTTCAGATTTACCACCCTATCCAAGAGGTGTTGTTTTGAGTGGAGACCCTAGAACAAAATTGGATGAATTAGCACAAACTCATAAATTCAGCTACGTGATTGATAGCGGTAAAATTGTTGTCTCAAAAAATACTGGTTATGTCTCAGGATCACCCATTGTCATATCACAAGATACTGGTATGGAAGGCATACCTGAAATAACTGAATCGGGATGTGACGTAACCGTTAGGCTTAACCCAAAACTCAAAATCGGCAGGCGAATCGAAATAAAAAGCGAATTCAAAACATTTAATTTTTCAAACTTGTATTTCCAGAATATACCGGAAAATGCAGGTGCAGGTGTCTATAGAGTGTTCCGGTTATCGCACAGTGGCGACACTTATGGCAATACTTGGTCAACAAAAATTACAGGTTACAGGTAATGAGTACAACTTTGGAAATGCTTAAAAAAGTATTTACTCAGCAATTGAAAAATATAAATACGGCTATACCTGGTCATGTCGTTGCGTTCAGCCCCGAAACACAATTGGCCCAATTGCAAATAGGTATACAGTTCGCTGACGTCAATGGTGGCACCCATACACATGCACCAATTATAGAATGCCCTGTTGGTATATATGGCGGGTCTGTTGGGATGATAGAGATTGAGATTAATCCTGGTGATGAGGGTTTGATTATTTTCTCCCAACGCTGCATCGATGGGTGGGTTACTAATGGCGGTGTTGCCAATAATCCAATCGCTAGATTCCACGATGCACAAGACGCATTTTTCATCCCCGGTTTTCGGTCACAACCGAATTCGCTTGGAAACTATGAAAACAATGGCATACGGATGCGTAATAATTCAGGCAGCAATTCCATCTGGCTCAAAAACGATGGAAACATTGAAATAAATGCCCAGAACGTTACGTTTAATGCATTTAGCAACGTTGAAATAAACGCGTTCCACCTACAAACAAATGCAGACAGTTCGGCTTTCGACACTAATTTCCTCCGCCACAACAGCGTTAATATTGGCGCTACGCATTTGCACAGTGGAGTTGAGTCGGGTACTGACTTGAGTGGTGTACCGCAATGACCGTCAGAGCTATTGATAGTAATGGGGACATAGTGACCTCTGGTAGGCAATTTATTTCAGGCCAAAGTGAAGTTGCTCAAACCATTAGCACAAGATTGCGTTTATTTTTGGGCGAATATTTTAGAGACGTAAACGACGGAACTCCCTGGTACCAAACAATATTTGTTAAGAGTGGCACACTGTCGTCAAAAGATACCGCCATAAAACGTAGGATATTACAGACACCGGGCGTTGTTAATATTTTGGACTACAAAACAGATTACGACATAAATACAAGGGAATATTCTGTGACTGCTCAAATATTAACAGATTTTGGCGAAATGCAGATAAGCGTTAACGAGGCGATATAATGGCAACAATAACAGATAACGGTTACGTGTTAAAAACGCAAAACGAATATTTTGAGGAAGAACGCCAACTCTATTTGGACATAGACCCATCGTGGAATTTAGACCCATCTACCCCGGATGGACTTAAATTAGCACATGACGCTGAATTATTTTCCCAAATGGATGAGGTCGCTCTTGCTGCTTACAACTCAAAAAATCCAAACGCAGCTAGAGGTGTGGAGCTAAATATTATTGGTTCAATCACCGGTGCATTTCGGCGAGAGGGTACACCCTCAACCGTTACCTTAACACTTACAGGTACACCCACCACCATCGTACCATCGGGCAGCTTGGTGGAATCCGTGGTGGACAAAACCCAATGGGCAACTAATACGGACATAGTCATACAATCGTCCGGGTCGGTTAACGTTGGGGCTACATGCACCACTATTGGCGCTATACCAGCGAGTATAGGGACCATTACCCGCATCGTTAATACCGTAGCTGGTTGGCAAGGGGTCACAAACACTACAATTGCCACGGTTGGGACGGACGAGGAACGAGACTCTGAATTCCGCATTCGGCGCGCCAACACTGTGTCCAGGCCTGGAAATAATCAAGTTGATTCAATGCGCGCGGCACTCTGGAGTTTGACAGATGTGACAGCTGTTAGGATCTTGGAAAATGACACAAACACAACAGACTCTGACGGTGTGCCAGCCAAAAGCATAGCTGTACTGGTGCAAGGTGGAGATAGCGCTGACATAGCCAATGCAATGTACCTCAAAAAGTCACCAGGCGTTGGTCTACATGGTATGGGTACCGTCATTAATTGGGTTGTAAACTCACCACAATTTCCCGCAAATAGTTACACTATGACGTTCGGTCGACCCTTGGCTGTTGACATAAATGTAGAGGTCACAATAGGCAATGGTGCCGCATTACCTGCTAATGCACCGGAATTAATAGCACAAGCTATTGTTGATTATTCCAGGGGCATTTTAATCGACGCCAGTTGTGGATTTGACAACAGCGGATTTGGTATTGGCGAAGACGTATTCATTAGCCGCATATACACACCGATTAACCACATAATTGGTCCTTACGGATCACCTTATGTTAGTGCATTAACCCTTAACGGATCACCATCAAATGTTGCCATAGCCGTTGCATCCATATCATCTTGGGATGTCAGCAACATTACAGTTACAGTACAGTGAGGACAGCATGGCTATTAATAGATTTAACGCTTACGGTAATTATTGGGATGCACCTACGGCTCAGCGTCCGCAAGGTGGATTTAAAAATGAAACAACTCCCAATGCATTAGATGGATCGTATTTCCACAACACCTGGGTTAATGATTGGGATGGATATTTTAGCAGCCTGCTCAACGGCGCTAATATGACACCAAACGATGTGCCTGATGTGGTTGGCTCTAGTCAATATTATGATGCGCTACTTGAAATAATCAGATCGGTTTCAGCGTTTCCGGTCGGGTCCATCCAAATGCACGGCAGCAATACGATATTGCCGTTTGGATGGTTGCACTGTAGAGGTGCTGCTGTAAGTCGTACCACATACAGCGATTTATTTATGATTATCGGTACATCGTTTGGCACCGGTGACGGCACCACAACTTTCAATCTACCGGATTTCCGAGGGGTTTTTCCTAGGGGATATGACGAAATAAGAGGCATGGACCCGGGT